TGTGGTGCCGTTGGCCGTGGCGCTCGGAAAGAAGGCGGCCAGGATCGCCGTCAGGCGTTGCGCAATGCGCTGCAGCCGGCCATTGAGGCCGCTCGAGGCCGTGTCGGTTGTCGGCGCAGTCTCCGTCAGTGAACCGAGCTGCGCTTTGCCTTCCGTCGAAAACGCGACGGGCGCGCTCGAGGCGTCGACCGCTGACCCATTCGCGTTGGCATTCGTGATCTGGACGCCGGTCGAAACGAGCGCCTGGACGCTGGCCGAGATCTGTTTGAAAACCGACATCGCCGTGATCGGCGTCGCATCGGTCGCGACCGATTTCGCGTCAGCCTTGGTGCCGAGCGTCGTGCTGGCGCCATCTGCGATCGTGACGCTGCTGCCGCCGCCGCCAGATGCGATCGCCTGGACTGAGGCGCTGATCTGTTTGAACACCTGCATGAACGTCAGTGGTGTCGCGTCGGTCGCAGTGTTCTTGGCGTCCGCCTCAGATCCCCAAAGCGTGATCATGGATGAGATCCGCTGCGCGATCCGCTGCAGACGTCCATTCAAGCCCGACGACGCCGTATCGTTCGCCGGCGCGGTTTCCGTTAGCGTGCCGATCGAGTCGGCGCCGGACAGATCGCGCGAGCCGATGGTGATGACCTGGCGCTGGACGCCGCCGCCGACGTCGAGCGTTTCAACAACTGAGCCGGTCCCCGGCAATGTGACATCGTTGGACATGATTTCCCCTTTCGGAAAGTGAGGCTACTTCATCGCCAGATTGATCAGAAGCGACTGGATCGCGTCCTTGATGATGTTCATCATCAGCGGATTGTTCTGGTAGCGTTTCGAGCCGACGCCGATGACGCTATCCTCCCAAAGCAAGGGATCTCGCGCGGCGGTCGCCATGACGGCGCGCACGCCGAGCGCGACGGCCGAGAGCAGTTGCGGCGGCGTGATATTGACGTCGTCGTCATAGCCGGCCGTAAACTGAATTCGAACCGATGCGTCGTCGACCCGGCAGACCGGCCAGGTTCCGTTATAGAGCGGCGCGATTGCCTGGCGCCGATAGACGTCGCCCATGCCGATAACGCGGTAATCCGTGCCCAAAACGAGCGTCGTATCGTTGCCGTTGATGTCGAGATATTTGACGCTGTCGACGGAAATCAGCGGCGGATAAGGCAGCTGGATGGCGTGCGGATGCGGATGCCGCCAGTGACTATAACGGTGCCCAAAACTATGCAGCTGCAGCTCCCATGACTGCGTGCGCAGCGCGCGACCGAGCCAGCCGGCCGTCGAGGCATCAAGGTTGCCGGCGACAGCAGCTAGCGCCGCGGTGACGACGAGATCGCTCGAGCTCGTCGTGATGCCGAGCATTTTCTTGCAGGCCGACAGCGACATCAGGTCGTCTGTCGGCGGATCCGTAAGCACAACCCGGCCGTGATCGCGATTTTCGTGATGATGAAACATCGTCTCGATCTCCCGATCGCGGCCGGATTTGCTGGCTTACTTCTTGACGTTCTTGAGGGCCTCTGCCGCGGCAGCATCGGCCGCGGCTGCGGTCGTCTTGGCTTCCGCAGCAATTTCCTCGGCCGCCGACGGAAATGATGCGGTTTGCCTCATCGTCTTCAAACGTGAAGGTGTCGCCAGGCTTGAGATCCGGCGTCCCTTTCGGGCCGGTATAAAAACTCGTCATCACGACTTTCATGATCGCCATCCTTTCGGGTTTCGGGGAAAAAATGCCCTTACATAAAAAGGCCGCGGTGATGAGCCGCGGCCTGTCCGAGTAGTCTTGATCGTCGTCGCCAGATTTAGCTGACGGCGTTGACGAAGGTTTTCACCGCGCCACCGATGTCGATCAGGTTGCCACCAGATCGCATCCAGGCCAGGAAGCCTACCTGGCCGAGCTTGGTGTAAGCAGAGTCATTGAAACGGAACATCGTCACGTCCATGACGTCGCGGATCTTGTAGTAGGTGAAATCACCATACAGGATCGACTTGGCGCTCGCGGCCATCTGCGCGACGTCCTGGTTAACCTGGATCGGATCGCCGAGCAGTGTGTCGGGAATTCCGCCCGGCTTGCCACCGCCCGGAATGGCGTACTGATAACCAGGGATGAAAATCGGCCGGCTTTCGCCGTCGACGATCTGACGGATCGACTTGACCGTCTGATCATGCATCATCCACTTGCAGACGCCGCCGGCGCGATAGGCCGGATCGACCGAGTGCTGCAGGTTGACCAGGCTGTTATAGATGACAGCCGTCACCTGGCTGGTCGAGTTGGCGGCTGTCACGCCGGTTTGCGCGGCCGTAACAACGCCGTTCGGTTCGCTCGAGCCGTCGCCGGCGCCGATCGTGAACTTCGTGTTCGTGATGCGGCCGAGGCGCGTGGTCAGACGCTTAAGCACGAAGGCCTCGACGTCGACGTTCGAGTCCTGCAGCAATTCGAACGGGACCGTCACGATCTTCGACGAGAACTTGTAGACGTTCAGCGCCAGCGTATTGAACACGATATCCGCCGAGTTTGCCGTCGCGTTCTGCGCGATGATTTCGCCGGTTTCAGACGTACCATCCGACGTCGGATAGCTGATCTGATTGCCCTGCGCCGTCTGGAACACGTCGGAGACCGCACGCATTCCGCCGTATTGCTTGAGCGCATCGAGCACGGTCGTCGCAACGTCGATCTGGACGGTGTAGCCGCCCTGCGAGTTGGTCGTGGTCGACATCGTGTTTTTGAACGACTGGCGATACGAATTCCAGTCCTCGGCCGACAGCGCGCTGTCGCCGCCACGCAACCACTTGGCGAAGATCAGCGCTTGCGGAGATTTCTTGTCGACGGCGACGCGCTCGGCGACGGTCGCGATCACATCGCGATCGAACTGCTCGGCCGCGGCGGCGTTCGCAATCTCGATCCGCCTGATCTGCGCACTGATTTCCTGCAGCTCGGCATGCATCGCATCCCAGGCCGGCTGATCGACGGCGGCATTCCACTTGCGATCGGGCGAATTCATGTCCTGCATCGCCTTGGCTTTCGCCGCGTACTTTTGCTTGAGCTCGTTTAACATTGGCGAGTTTTCCTTTTTGCCAATTTCAATGAACCGCGCCGGCGAATTCCGTCGCGGCAGTTCTCTGCGTTTGCGCGGCGCGCCTAAGCAGCTGTTGCGATGACGGCGAGCATGCGGTCACGCCGCTCGCGGTCCTCGATCTCTTGAGCTGCAGCGATCGCGGCAGCCTCAACCTCGGCGGCAGCGGCGAGCGCCGCAGCCGGATCTTCCTCGGTTGTCTCACTCGGTTTCGGCGCGTGGCCGAACGCGCTCAGATCCCAAGCGACGGAATTTTTCGCGGACTTGTCGGCTTCCGGCGCGAGCTCGTCGCAGAGACCGCAGTCAAGAGCCTCTTGCGGCGTCAGCCACGACTCGGCGCTCATCATCGCCAGAAATTCGGCGGCCGTTTTGTTGCCCTTGCCGGCGTAGCTATCGGCGAGCTGGCCGTCGATCTTCTCGAGCAGATTGGCGGTTTCGAGCAGATCGTCGGAGTTGCCGATTCCCCAGGTCCAGGCCTTATGAATCATCATCATGGATGCCGGCGCCATGATCACCTGGTCGGCCGCGATCGCCACGATCGACGCGGCCGAGGCCGCATAGCCGTCGACATGCGCGACGAGCTTGTTTCCTGCCTTGGCGGAATATTCGCGCATCAGCTGCGCCATCCCGACGCCGGCGAACACGTCGCCGCCTGGCGAGTTGATGCGCAAATGCGTGGTGCCGTTCATGCCGCGTAGTGCCTTGGAGAAGCCCTGCAGCGAAACGCCGCCGAACCATTCGGCCTCGGCATCCGACGAGCAGATCATGTCATAGAGCTCTATGACGTTTTCGCTCGCGTCGGCGCGGAACGAACCTTTCTTGGCATTCGCCGTAAAAAGATTGAACAAACGACGATGCGCGTCGAGATTGAGCAACATTCCCGAATTTTTCATGGTTTCTCGCCCTCTTTCTGACTGGCTGGATCTTTCGGATCGGCTGCAGGATCCGCGGCCGGATCGGCGGGATCATCGCCTTCCGCCGGCGCCGGCTTTGGCAGGCCGGGATTGACGCCGAGCTCGCTCGCGGGACCGCCCTTTTTCTTGAACTT